TACTTTTGCAGACATTGTTACTACAAAACAAGAGATAGACAGCGAGGGTTTTTCTGAGCCAACGGATGAAGTCCTCGCTTCTATCCGTGTTTACAGAGAAGGTCGACACGGAAATCAGCGGTGGGCAAATCTCGCTGCGTTTTCGGAAGCAACAGACCTCTTCCGTTTTCGTAAAATTCCTGGTTTTGAAATCACAACAGACTATATCATTGTCGTTGATGATGAGCGTTTTGAAATAACATCCGTTGAAGATGTAAAAGGTCGTGGAATGTACACGGAGGTTCTTGCAAAAAAGGTGGTGGCTACTGTTGGCAAAGGTTGATATTAAAATGCCGGATGAATTTCTCGAAAAGATTTCTCGGCTTGGGAAAGACTTCGATGACGTCGCTGAAAAAGTGTTGGAAGCGGGCGGTGAGGTAGTTCTCAAAAAAGTGAAAAGCAAACTCTCCTCTGTGATAGGTTCAGGGACAGAATATGAAAGTCGTTCTACAGGAGAGCTTGAATCTGCTCTTGGTCTGACCTCTGTAAAGATGGACAGAAATGGCAATCACAACATCAAGGTTGGCTTTGCTGAGCCAAGAAAAGGCGGTGAAAGTAATGCTAAAATTGCAAACATCATCGAATACGGCAAACATGGTCAACCTGCAAAGCCATTCTTGAAACCTGCAAAGAACGCATCAAAAAATGATTGCATGGAAGCTATGCAAAGAGCTTTTGAAGAGGAGGTAAAAAAGCGATGAGTATATTATCTGACTTGCAGACGAAACTCGCCCCTTTAAAGATTCCGATGGAGACAGGGGTGTTCAGCGGAACTGCACCAAAAAAATATATCGTTGTTGTTCCTATAACGGACTCTTTTGAACTCCACGCTGACAACTCACCGGGGATTGATGTTCAGGAGGTTCGTCTCTCTCTTTATGTTAAAGGCAATTACATAAAAGACAAAAACGCTCTTGTGAAACTGCTCTTAAAAAATGAATTCACCATAACTGACCGAAAATATGTCGGTTATGAAACAGAAACAGGCTACCACCACTACTCTGTGGATGTAGCAAACTACTATGAAATGGAGGATTAGATATGGCTACAATTGGTCTTGATAAATTATACTATGCCAAAATTACCGAGGACGAAAACGGCTTTGAAACCTATGCATCCCCGGTACAGATGGCAAAAGCTATGACAGCCGACTTGTCGGTTGAATTGGCAGAAGCAACTCTTTATGCAGATGACGGTGCTTCTGAAATCGTCAAGGAATTCAAAAGCGGTACTTTATCTTTGGGTGTTGACGATATTGGCACATCCGTTGCTTCCGACCTTACCGGGGCCACCATTGATACAAATGGTGTTATTATCTCTTCAAGTGAGGACGGAGGTACACCTGTTGCTGTCGGATTTCGTGCGAAAAAATCCAATGGTAAATACAAGTATTATTGGCTCTATCGTGTTAAGTTCGGTATCCCTGCAACAAACCTTGCTACCAAAGGTGATAGCATTACTTTCAGTACACCTACAATCGAAGGCACAATCCTGCGCCGTAACAAGGTAGACACAAACGGAAAGCATCCGTGGAAAGCTGAAGTAACCGAAGGTGATACATCGGTTTCTACAGACACCATTACAAATTGGTACAAGGAAGTTTATGAGCCTTCCTTCACAAGTACAGAATACGAAGAAGAATAAGGAGGACTAAAACATGAATACAGAACGCTCTGCAAATATCACTATCGGTGATGAAGAATATACCTTGCTTTTAACAACAAAAGCAACAAAAGAAATCGCAGGCAGATATGGTGGTTTGGAAAACTTGGGTGACAAACTGATGAAGGCAGAGAATTTTGAAATGGCTCTCTGCGAGATTGTTTGGCTTATAACCCTTCTTGCAAATCAGACTATTTTGGTTCACAACCTTAAACACAAGGATGAACCGAAAGACCTGCTTACAGAAGAGATGGTCGAGCTTCTCACATCTCCTTCTGATATGGCAAACTACAAGGCAGCAATCACAGAGGCTCTCTACAGAGGTACAAAGAGAAACATCGAAAGTGAAGCTGACCCAAAAAACGCAGCAGTCGAGTAAGTGACGAAGAGTTATTTACTCGACTTTTATATTACGGCATCGCCCACCTTCGTCTGTCGCAGGATGAAGTATGGCTGATGCCTTTTGGTTTGCTTATGGACTTATGGGAATGCCATAAGCAATATACCGGGATTTCTAAACCAAAACGGGAGTTATTCATAGACGACATCATCCCGGACGGCATTTAAGGAGGTGGTTTAGATGGCAGATGATTTTGGTTTAAAAATCGGTCTTGATGGTGAAAAAGAGTTCAAAAAGGCTCTCACAGAAATAAACCAATCCTTCAAAGTTCTCGGTTCGGAAATGAAACTTGTAGAATCACAATTTGCCAAGAACGATAATTCCGTGGAGGCATTGACAGCTCGTAACAAGGTTCTCGGTTCAGAAATTGACGCACAGAAAAGCAAAATTGAAACCTTGAGGGCTGCCCTTGAAAATGCCTCCACCTCTTTTGGAGAAACCGACAGACGAACACAAAATTGGCAAATTCAACTTAACAATGCAGAAGCAGCATTAAATACGATGGAGCGTGAGCTTAAGGAAAACAACGATGCTCTTGAAAAGGCTGCTGAAGAATTGGATGACGCTGAAAAACAAGCAGATGAATTCGGTGATGAAGTTGAAAATGCCGGGAATCAAAGTGATGATGCAAAAAGTAAGTTTGAAGGTTTAGGAACTGCGTGTAAGGTAGTCGGTGCTACGATAGCAACAGCTTTTGCTGCTGTTTCTGCTGCAGCCATTTCTGCAGGAAAGGCTCTTATTGATATGAGTGTTGAAGGTGCGGCTTACGCAGACGATGTTTTAACCACCTCGACACAGACAGGCATTGCAACAGACAAACTCCAAGAATATATGTATGCAGCAGAACTTGTGGATGTTTCAACCGAAACGCTTACAAAATCGATGGCAAAGCAAATCAAGAGTATGAAAGGTGTTCAAGACGGAACAAAACTTTCAGTTGAGGCTTATGACCGATTGGGTGTTTCTGTTCTTGATGCCAATGGTAGCTTGCGTGATTCGGATACTGTATATTGGGAGGTCATAGATGCTCTCGGTAAAATGGAAAACGAAACCGAGCGAGATGCTCTTGCAATGCAAATTCTCGGTAAGTCAGCTCAAGAATTAAACCCTTTAATTGAAGCCGGGTCACAAAGAATGAATGAACTCGGTGAAGAGGCACGAGCCGCCGGATATGTAGTCAGCGAAGAAATGTTAAACGCATATGGTGCTCTTGACGATAAGTTGCAATATTTGAATGTAGGTGCAACTGCCGCTAAAAACGCACTTGGCACAGTTCTTCTTCCTGTCCTTACTGATTTGGCAGGTGAAGGTGTTGATTTACTTGGTGAGTTTACAAACGGCATCCTTGCTGCCAATGGTGATATTGGACAGATGTCCGAAGTTATTGGTGCGATACTTCCAAAGGCTCTCTCTGCAATTATGGAATATGTGCCGGAGGTTCTTGAAATTATAGGCTCGATTGTAGGTTCACTTGGGCAGGCAATTATAGACAATCTTCCTGCTATAGTAGATTCTGCAACACAGATTATTTTCTCTATTCTTACAGGACTTATACAAGCACTTCCGCAAATCACAGACGGGGCTTTGCAACTTATCCTTGCATTGGTAGATGGGTTGATAGCAAACCTGCCAATGATTATAGAAGCAGCATTGCAGATGGTTGTAACTTTGGCAATGGGTATCGCAGATGCTCTTCCTGAACTGATACCTTCCATCGTTCAAGTTATCATACAGATTTGCCAAACCTTGATTGAAAACCTACCTCAAATTTTAGAGGCAGCACTTCAGCTTATAATCGGTCTTGCGGAAGGTATTATAAAGGCAATTCCTGTGTTGATTGAGGCTCTTCCAGAACTTATACAGTCGATTATAGCCTTCCTCATCGGCTCTATTCCTCAAATTATAGAAGCCGGAATTGAATTATTTGTAGCACTCATAGCCAACCTACCGACAATTATTGTGGAAATTGTAAAAGCAATACCGCAGATTATTGCAGGAATCGTTCAAGGATTCGCTCAAGGTGTCGGCAAACTTGCGGAAGTCGGTGGCAACCTCGTCCGAGGCTTGTGGCAAGGTATTCAATCCCTCGCATCTTGGCTTTGGAATAAGGTGTCCGGCTGGATTTCGTCCATTTGGGACGGCATTTGCGACTTCTTTGGTATCCACTCACCTTCGGATGAGATGGCTTGGGTCGGTGAGATGTTGGTTGAAGGTCTGTCCGGGGCCATTGATGCAAGCGGTGTAAAGGCAGTAAAATCAGCCGAACACATGGCTGAAGACATCAATGGAGTTATGCACGGACTTGCTGATGATATCGGTAAGGAAGTGCCGACAGATTTCGACTTTTCAGCTAATGTTGGATACACCGCAGACCAAATGGCAATGGCAGGTCTCGGCAGCGGTTTAGGTGGTATTTTCAACTTGAATCAGCCTATAATGATTGATGGCAAAACCATCACTACAATCGTTTCGCAAATTCAGTACAGTCAAGGACGAGCTACAATTCGTAATCTTGGCACCGCATAAGAAAGGAGGTCTTTTATGTCTTATGTTGTTGATGGCGTAACTTATTATACAGTCCGCTTTTTGAACTATGACGGAGATGACCTCCTCGGTACTGCGGATGTCCCGGCAGGCGGTGATGCTACACCTTTAGCACCGGAGCCGGAGGTCTTTGAAGATATGGTGTTCATCGGTTGGAACAGAGATATTACTGTTATTGAAAACGACAAAACAGTAAGACCATTGTATCACAACCTATACACCGTAATTTTCATGAATTACGAAGGCACAGAACCTTTATCAACACAAAAGGTTGAGGAAACAACGGATGCTGTTCCTCCTGAACCGGAAACTTTACCCGGACTAACATTTGTCAATTGGGAGCCGGACTACACTAATGTTACTTCCAACCTTACCATTATCCCAATTTATGAGGTATCAGGATATACTGTTCAGTTTATGAACTACGAAAATACAGAACCTTTGTCGGTTCAGTATGTGGATAAAGGCGGAGATGCAACTCCTCCAGAACCAGAAAAGTTTGAGGATATGATTTTCATTGCTTGGGATGGTTCCTACACAAATGTTGATTCGGACAGAACCATAAAACCAATCTACCATGAAAAAGGTGCTGTTTTGGATTTCTATGCTCCTTCCGAAGACAACTCCTCCGGGGAACTTATAAAAACATATCGTGCTGTTAATTCCTGCAGTATCGTCAAAAAATTAAGCGGTGAATGTACCATTGATGTTCAGCTTCTCACAAGGAACACCGAAGGGTATGTTGATGTTAACAGCCGACTTGAAATTGAAGGTCTTGTCTTTTATATCACGGGACTTAAAAAGACCATCTCCGGGGGCATCTGCTACACGCAGTTCAGCGGAGAGCATATCTCATACATCCTCAATGATGAAGAATACAAGGTTCAAGCCTTCGAGCAGACAGGAACTGTTAAATCTATCTTGGAAACGCTTCTCATGGGAACACCTTTTACAGTTGGAACTGTGGATATTGAGGACAAGGTAACGCTCAAGATTAACAGCGAATGCACACGCCGTGCAGCAATCATGCAACTTCTCGCTGTATCAAGTGGTGAAATTGAATACTACGGATATACCATTGGTATTCGCAAACATATCGGTAATGCCGAGCCGATTGATATTTTAAAGAAAGCATCCGTTCAAGATATTAGCTTTACTTACAATGCTTCGGACGGCACTACGAACTATGAACT